AAACCAAAGAGATTGTAGAAAAAAGAAGAAAGTGGAGAGCTAGAGCGAGAAAAATAAATAATACTCACCCTGATAATTATATTGTAAAAGAAGATCCACCTTTACATGCAGCTAAAAAAAGAGAGAAAGAAAGAGTAGCAAAATTTTTTAAGGACAATCCCGAAGCTTTAGAAATGAAGCCTAAAGAATGTAGAATTTGTAAGGAGAACAAGCCTATAACAGACTTCTATCTTAGGGCAGACAGCAATACTTTTAGAACAGAATGTCGCCCATGCCAGAACAAGCTTCTTTCTAAAGATAGAGCAACTATAGGATCACCTCGGCATTGTTATATTTTATTAAGAGATGCTCGTAAAAGAGCTAAGTCAAGAAGAATGCGTTGTGATATAACTACGGAAGAACTAGCAGAAATAGCATTAGACACTTGTCCCGTACTTGGAATCAAGTTAGAAGTAGGTGGAGATAGCTGGCAAAATTCTCCTACCTTAGATAGGATAGATAATACTAAGGGGTATGTGAAGGGGAATGTTATTATGGTATCTCATCTAGTAAATACAATAAAGAACAGAGCTACTCCTTCTCAAATTAAAAAGGTTGCAGATTTTTATATGAAATTGTATAAAGAAAAAGGTTTAGAAGTATGACTAAAAAATTAGAAACAGTAGTAGAAGATATTTATGATACGCTATCCGTTCTAGGTAAAGGAGAGACTATTAATGTCTGCGATAAAGACTTAGATAAGTTTGCTGAGTTTATGAAGCAAGCCCTTAAAGATTGGCTTACTCCTAGAGCAAACCGTAAGCCTTCTCTACGAATGTCTAACATCGGTAGACCAGCACGACAGCTGTGGTTCGATATGAACTCTGAAAGAGAATCACACGGCATCCCTTCTCCCGTTCTAATTAAGTTTTTATATGGACATATCTTGGAACGTGTCGTGTTATTTCTAACAGAATTATCAGGACATAAAGTTACAGATGAGCAGAAAGAAGTAACCGTTGGCGGTGTCGTAGGACATATGGATTGTAAGATAGACGGAGAGGTAGTAGATGTTAAGTCTGCTTCGGGCTTTGCCTTTAAGAAATTCAGAGATGGAAGTCTAGTAGAGGATGATCCCTTTGGGTACATGGCACAGCTAGGGGGATACGAGCATTCAGAAGAAACAACTAATGGTGGATTTCTTGCTATCAATAAAGAGACAGGGGAACTGGCCTTGTTCCAACCAGATGAGCTTGACAAAATTAATATACCTGCTAAGATAAAAGGATTAAAAAGAATAATTAAAAGTAAAGCCCCGCCTGACTTCTGCTATGATCCAGTTCCCGAAGGCGTATCTGGAAACTTTAAGCTGGCTAGACAATGTAAATATTGTTCTCATAAGTTTGAGTGTCATAAAGATTCTAACGATGGTAAAGGATTAAGAGCCTTTAAGTATTCCAAGGGCGTAACTTATTTAACAAAGGTAGTACGAGAACCTAAAGTAGAAGAAATTATAGATGCCTAAAAGAAAACCTAGAAAAGCTAGACCAAGAGAAAAGAATATACCTAAAGGATACGACAGCCTATGGGAATATAAATTACATCAGGATCTTTTAAAGAACTGGAGACTTAGAGGAGATCTAATTAAATATGTCGTAGAGAAAACATATGAGATAGACTTTGTTAGAGAGATAGAAGATAAGTTAATTCTATTAGAAGTAAAGGGAAGGTTTTGGGATCACGCTGAGTACAGTAAGTACCTGTGGTTACGCAAGGCTATACCTAAAGACATGGAGCTTGTGTTTTTATTTCAGAAACCCTTTGCTCCTATGCCTGGAGCTAAGAAACGTAGGGATGGTACAAAGAGAAGTCATGCTGAATGGGCTGACAAGAATAATTTTAGATGGTTTAGTGAGGAGAACTTACCTTATGAATGGCGAATATAAATTTAACGAAGACAATACGATTAAACAAATAAAAAGATATATAGATAGTACTTATGAAAGGCACTATGCTAATGGTAAGTACCAAGCAACAGATGTGATTATAGATGCAGAACATGGTGAAGGATTTTGTATGGGAAACATTATGAAGTACGCCATGCGCTATGGTAAAAAGCCTGATTCTGTTAGTGGAGATCTGAAAAATCAAGGGGATCTGTTAAAGATTATACATTATGCTATTATAGCTATACACTTATGGAGTCAGGAAAAGGCGTACCCAAATGATTGAAGATAAAGTTGGACCTAAAGAATATCTAGGAATTAAAATAGACTACGATAGAGACTTAGACTTAAATGATTTTAGTCTGAATAGTTTAAAGGATAGATATTTTTGGGAAGAAGAAACACACGCACAGGAAGCGTTTGCTAGAGCCTCTGTGTTCGGCGCAACCTATAAGGGGGTAACAGATTATGAATTGGCTCAAAGGCTTTATAACTACAGTTCCAATCGTTGGTTCATGTTTAGCACTCCTATTCTTAGCAACGGGGGGACAAGTCGTGGCTTACCTATTAGCTGCTTCCTTAATTACGTCCCTGATAGTCGTGGCGGGTTGTCTACTCATTATGACGAGAACATATGGTTGGCAAGTTCAGGTGGAGGCATTGGTGGATATTGGGGAGATGTTAGGAGTAACGGCATTCCTACTGCTCACGGCAGTCGTTCTACTGGTTCTATCCCTTTCATGCATGTAGTAGATTCTCAGATGCTTGCCTTCAATCAAGGCACTACAAGACGAGGAAGCTATGCAGCTTACATGGATATAAGCCATCCAGAAATAGAAGAGTTTATTAATATACGGAAAGAATCTGGGGGAGATATTAATAGAAAGTGTTTGAATCTTCATAACGGTATTACACTTAATAACGAATTCTTAAATGCAGTCAAAGAAGATTTAGATTGGAGATTAGTAGATCCTAAAACTAATGAAGCTGTTAAGATTATAAATGCTAGGGATCTGTGGTGGCAGATTATCTATGCAAGAGCAGAAACAGGCGAGCCTTACATAGTTAATCTAGATATTTGTAATGAGCATCTGCCTAAAGGACAGAAAGATCTAGGGTTAGAAATCAAACAGAGTAACCTGTGTTCTGAAATAACATTACCAACAAACGAAGAGAGAACTGCGGTGTGTTGTTTGTCTAGTGTGAACTTAGAATACTTTGATGAGTGGAATAAAGATAGTAAATTTATAGACGATCTAGTAGTTATGTTAGATAATGTATTGCAGCATTTCATAGAGAATGCTATAGATACTACACAGTTAGGGGAGTATAGTGCAAATTATAAAAGATTTAAAAATTACATTAAGTCAGGTCAAGAAGGATTTACAAAAGCTGCATACTCAGCTTATAGAGAGCGTTCGATTGGATTGGGCGCAATGGGGTTCCACGCCTACTTACAACGTAAGAATATTGACTTTGAAAGTATCTACGCTGTTGGATTCAATTACAAATGCTTTAAGAACATTAAGCTGGCAGCACAGAGGGCTTCTAACAGATTGGCTGAAGAGCGTGGGGAAGCTCCTGATGTCCACGGTTCGGGTTACAGGCATTCTCATTTACTTGCTGTCGCTCCTAACGCTAGTTCTAGTATTATTTGTGGTGGCACTTCTCCTTCTATTGAGCCATTTCGTGCAAATATATTTACCCATAAAACCCTTACAGGAAATTACCAAGTTAAAAACAAATTTCTGGAAAATCTTTTCAAAGAAAAAGGATTGAATGTAAAAGAAATACAAAGTCTGTGGGCTGATATACTATCGCACAACGGATCTGTGCAGCACTTAGATATTCTTTCTGAGCATGAAAAGAATGTATTTAAAACTGCAACAGAACTAAATCAAATATGGATAATTGAACACGCTATTAAACGACAAGAGTTTATTTGCCAAAGCCAGAGCGTTAATTTATTTTTCGTGCTTCCTAAAGCTACAGAAGAACAAGAAGTACATGATGAATACATGCAGTACGTTAATGATGTACACTGGTATGGTGCAAACAAATTAAAGTCTATGTATTACTTTAGAACAGAAGCAGCTAGGACTAGTGAAAACATAGCCCTAAAAATTCCACGGATTAAATTAGACGAAGCAGAATGCTTTGCATGTGAGGGATAATATTATGCAAGTCGTAGAAGTTAGATGGGGAGATGCTTGGGTAGACACAGACGACTTTACTTTAGAAGAAGCCAAGAAATTAAAACCAATTGTTAGATCTACAATAGGCTTCTTACTTATAGAGAACGATCAAGCAGTTGTGTTATGCACAGACTTTTACGAGAAGGATAAGAAAACTATCAACACTCCAATGGTTATACCTAGAGATATGATTTTAGATTATTGGATATATGAGGTTGTAGACGATGCCACTAAAGAACAAAGAAGCTAGTGCAGCCTATAAAAAAGATCACCGAGAGAAGAACAAGGAAGCTTACAAAGCCTATAGTAAAGCTTACCGAGAGAAGAATAAGGAAGCTATAGCAGCCTA